ATGAGCCTCTATAGGATGTTTATGCCACCAATACAAGTGACAACCTACACACAATATCTTAACATTATCAGGATTAAACTGCATTTTAGGAAATTTACCTTTAGGATAAATATGAGATGCCTGAAGTGTGGTAGATTTACCACACCTCAAACAACACTTATCTCTAAGTAGACATAACTCCCTAACAAGCTTATTGAGTTTTACTTTTTCAGCTTTTTTCATTAATATGTACTGACATATCTTTCTTTTAACTGAGATAGTCTCTTATAAGCTCCTCCATTTGGAAGAATTTTACCTTGTGTCCATAAGTCTTCATAAAATTTTATGTAACCATTTAATGTTGACCTACGCTTCATACTTTTTCTTAATAGATTTTCATTTGATTTTGTTATTTTAGAACGGCGCATCATCATCATCCTCAACTATTTTAGGTGTTTCTGTTTCAGTAAGTGATTTCATTCCACAAGCAATCTCAAACATTTTTGGCATTATTTCTTCTATTGCTTTAACTTTATCTTCATATAACATTTTTGAATGAGTAAATAATCTAGTTGCATTATTAAAAGCCATTCCCCATTTTATTTCTAAAGACCTGTCATCATCTCTACTTTTAACAGAGTCATATCCATAAGGCTTTGATGCAACTCCTTCATCATAAACTGGTTTTTCCCATGTTTCAATAGAAGGATTTATCTTATAAGTTATTCCCTTATCTGTTGGACTCATTGTTATGTCAACTAATTCTGATTTTGAAAAGTCTGTAAGTTTACCATAAAGAGCAGATGAAACTTTTAAATTAAAGTGGTCACCTTTTTTAAATATAATAGGGTCTTTGTCTCCCCATTTTTCAGCAGAATAATTATCACCAATATTAGTGACTGGTAGTTCATATTCTAAGTTGTTGAATTTATTCATTACACCCTTAATGTTTATAGGGTCTTCTCTTAACTGCACACTCAAAGTTTTATTAATATGAGTGGACTTTTTTAATTGTAAAAACATTACTACTCCTTATCTTGTTATTAATTGAAAAAATAAATTTAACATAGTCATTCCTATTAAAATAAAGAACAATCCTTCACAAAAATCAAAAAATGACTCTAACTTTTTTTCATACTTATTCATAGTTTGAGACCTCCCTTATATAATTAAGTAATATTGATAAAAGCATAGCAAATCCAAACAGAGCAACAAACCATATTAATGCAGATATTCCTAAGATTAATAAATTTGCAATCCATTCAGCTATATTTAAGACTATCATTACTGACCACCAAATAAATTCATACCATCTGAATTATCTATTGAATATTCAGCAAAAGACTTCTGACCTTGCTTTACCATTGTTGTTTTAATATTAAGACCTTCTTCCCTTAAATTATGCACTATAGCGGCAAGTCTAAAACATCCAAACTTGTCAAGAGCTTCCAATGGTGTTAGTTTACCACCTGACTCTAGATAATGCCTAATTACTTTTAATTGACTACTCATATACTACTCCTATTTTATATCATTCGCTATTTGTTGAAACTGGTCAGAAACTTTTAAATCAGGATAGCTATTAGCCATGTGTTCTAAAGCTTCTATAATCAGTTTCTTTTCTTCTTTTGATGTTAGTATTCTAACTTCATAAGGGTCGCCTTCGGAGTCGGAAGATGCGGAGTTCCTTGAGATTGAATTACTCCGAAGGTCTTTTGTAAATTTTAAAAATCTTCTTAAACCTTCATTAAGTCTAATGGTCAAAGCATTAAAATGAATAATTTTTTGACTATCAGAATCAATATCTTTGTTTTCTGTTATAGTTAAAAGACTCTGTAAAAAATTAAAAAGGTTTAAATAATTAGTTTCTAATTCTAAATATTGTTTTTCAGTATGTTCTTCAAGTTTTTGATTAAATGGTACTGGCATTTTTACCTTCCTTTGTTATATGTTTTAATGCGTTCTTAACACTCTCATTTTCTGTGAAGAAAGTAGTATTGGCAAACAAATAAATATATTCATTATAGCTATCATTATATTCTGATTTACCTAAAATGGTTACTATCTTCGGACTTCTTTTTTCATACTTTGTACAAACTCTTAGAATATCTTCTTTTATTTGACCTATGGTGTTACCATTTGCATTTGTAAAATTAAAACAGTCTTCTGTTTCATATCTTATCTCAGCATGAAACTTAAAATCATAAGGAGGTTTAGTCATTACTTACCTCCTTGAGTTTTAGGTTTCCACTTTCTAAGCCATTTTCTGATGTCTTTAATTTCCTCACGACAACCTTTTTTAGCTTCTTCAGTTCCTTCTCTTAGGTCATCATTCCTTGCATGACCATGCTCATAGTAAGTTGCTAAAACATACTCAGCATCATCAATTAATTGTTGAGGTGTAGATTTTTCATAATCATAATAGTCAAAGCCTACTCCCTCCATAACACATATACAAGCATACTCTAACTCACCTATTAACCACATCTCATCTCTCATCTTATAGTAAGCAATCTTATCCATTACTTACCTCCTTTATATTCACAATGATTATAAACACCAAAACCAAAATCATCATATTCATTATCATAAAAAATATCAGTTAAAGATTCTGCTAATTTTTCACAATGTCCAAACTCTGCATAACCCCTTAATGCTGAAAGAATATCTCCATCAAAAGCAACACTACCATCATCACCATAACTTACCATTACACCAGCATCTGTAAGATTTTTATATGGTTTTAATAAACCTTTTAAGTCTTGGTCTTTATTTATTGATTTTACAATCCCTAAATTTTTAGCATCAAACCAGTTATTTATAGTTTCTTGTACTTGTAATTGAACTTTATCCATTACTTACCTCCTTTCACTTTACTTAAAAAAGAACGATAACATTTTATAATAGCATAATTTCCTAGAGCGTCTTCAGAATCACATGATATAACTTCATAAAGACCAAGACAATGTTCAGTATATTTAATAATACCTTTTTTATTATTAAACATATCTTCTATATTGTCAAAGTTGTGTGTGTCTTGACCAATTCCAGTTTGAAAATCATCTGTAATATTTTTTACAAAAGCTTTTGTCATTTTTATTTTATTCATTAAAAACTCCATATTGTTTATTTAATTCGCATACAATTCTAATAAAGCGTAATGAAACATACAAACACTTTCTAAAATTATTTTATAGGGTTATTTAAGGGTTAGGAGATGCTAGGGCTGGTAGTATATTTGCGAATAAGGATGTTTTGGAGCATTCACCCTCTACAACCCTAGCATTAGGGTAGAAGTTAATAAATAATTACCAAGATTCCTCTATATTTAATTTTACATCCCAAATATTATTAGCTGACTGATTTGCAGTAAATGATTTATCCTTTAATCTAAACATCCCATAGTCACCCTCAGTTGTAGAGTCTTTATCTATACTAAATAAAAATGGATGAAACTGTCCTACTATTTTATTGTAAAAAGAGTTGTGAACTGTTAATGTGTCAAACCATTCTGAGGGTAATGAAGAACTAGGATTATTAGACCAAACATCAGTATCAGTTAAGTAGCTAAAGTTCATTGAATGTCTAATCCTACCAGTTCTTTTACTAAATACATTATTGCTAATGTCTGCACTTGTTGAATTAGTCCATGATAGTGTTTTATCCCACTCAGGCTGACCTAAATTTGTGGAGGTTGCATAAGTGTTACCTCCTAAAGACTTTTGAGTTTTTACACCATCATAATCAATAGAAGTGTTTATTGACAAGTCAGGTGAATGAGGAAAGTCAAAGTATTCACCATACATAATTGAACCGATTATAACATCATCTGCAAAGTCTTGACTCGCTCCTCCAGTATCTTTAAATGTTATCCTTAAGTATTGGTTTTGAGTTGTTTGGGTTGTCCATTTAATTAATGTCCATCCATTTTCATCAGCTTCTATAAAAGTAGTATTCCCACTAATTGTACTTTGAGTAGCGTTTATTAATTTTGAATGGTTCACATTTTGTGAAATAGTAGTCACATTACTACTCATATTTACATCATCAGACAATTCAACTTTGAACATACATTCAGCAGATAAAAAATTATGATTTAATATTGCTAAATAATTAGACTCTGCTAATGAATTTGTAGTATGTCCAGTATCATATTGAATGTAAAAAGACTGATTTTCTTTAGCTATTGTAATAGAATTTGATGGTTTTAAATCATATAAATTTCTTTCTGTACCAGTAAATGTAACAGATGTTGAACCATCATTCTGTTTAAATGTTATATCGTTTAAATCTCTCCATCCATTTGTTAAACTTTGACTTATTACATCTGTATAAACTCTAGGTGTTTTTACTCTATTATAACCCATTTAAACTTCCCTTGCTTTAATTTTTAATTGTCCTCTTTTTCTAGAAACTGAAACTACAATAAAATTTTTACCTGACCAACTTCCTCCAAAAGGTTCAATGGTCATGTTGCTAAATGTTAAAAAATCACCCACATCAATCCCATATTTACTAGGATTTACAACGTTAAAACTGACTAAATGCTTAACTTCTCCAAGAATATTATTATAATAAGTATAAAAATCATCATTAACATTACCACTTGAAAGAGTAGTTGGTGATGTTGCTGGAGCAGATACTAAAGCATTTAATTTAATCTGTTTTTTATTTTCTTTAGAATCTACATTATAAGCTGAAATAGATGAAGAGTTACTAGAGTTTACTTCAGAAACATATCCACTCGTAGCTGGATGTTTTTCGTACTCTATATCCATACTAGTAATAACTTTATCAAAAGGTGTTAGTGATATGTCAATACTAGAAATATCTTCTTTGGTTAGGTTATAATTTGCAGTAATTGAATCAGGAATAAAAATATATTCGTAGTCTCCTTGTCCATTATATCTTCCTATAAAACCTCCATTATATTGAAGGTCTTCTAAAACTTTTTTTAATGATGTCGGTCTATTAATCCAATATCTTATCTTCCAATCTTTAATGCTATTTATATTAGTTCCTGAAATCCAATTTTTAGGATGAATTCCTAAAGTGTAATCTGAATTGCTTCTATTTGTAAAGTTTGTAAATCTTTGTAATAAATCTCTATGAGCTTCGTGAATTTCTGTTATTGCAGAACTGCTATTCCATCCATTATCAGTTAGTCCATTCGCACCACTATATACATATTCAATGTCATCTAGAGTTTGATAAGCTACTGTTTTACCAGTTTTTGTTGTTTCTGAAAAATCTAATTGAGTTCTAGTCTGTACTGCTATATCATATATTCTAACAAATCCTGTAACTTCTCCATCTAAATTTCCTGACTGTCTTATAAGTTTTAATTTTAATTTAACAGTTTCTCCCCAACCATTTCCTGATGCTAGGTATTCACTTGAATTATTGGTTGTATCACTTAAATATGAAACTCCAGCCGTGTTTAATGTACCAGCTCCAGTAACATTAAAAGTTGTTGTACTTGTTGCGCCTGTCAGAGACCAATATCCTTTAACATCAGAAGCTCCAAAGCTTTCATCTATTAGTTGTAATCTAATTTCCCCTGAAGTTGAACCTATGCTCCCTAAAGTAAAAGTAGCTTGAATAACTAAATTTGTAGTAATTAAAGAAGGATAACCAGTTAATTGAGGAAGTCCATATTCTATTGACGCACTATCATTTAAAACAAAACTTCCATCAAACGAACATTGAACATGACTACTTGTATTAATAAATTCACCATCAAAAGCGTTTTCTTCATTACTTCCCCAGTTAAGCCTTGTTCCTTGAGTTTTACTTACAAATTCTACAACTTTAAATAAACCATTTTTTAATAAATTTTGATGAAATCTTACTGCATAACCATCTCCATAAGATTCATTTTCTGAATCAACTGATGCTGGATTTGAACTATCATTAGCTAAGGGATGAAATGTATCTGTTGATTTTTCATAATAATTAGGAAAAGCATTTGCACCTGTGCTTCTTGTTCCTGTTAATGAAAAAATAGTGTCTCTTCTTCTTTCTTCTACTGGAATAGGATAAAGGGTTTTTCTTTTTCTGTAATCATCTGCATCTGAACCTGAACCAAAATTTAAACTAGCAGTGCTTGGTGTATAATCCCCATAGGCAATAGGAAAATAATTATCCTTACTTGTCTTTGTTTGTGGAATTTCTACACCATCTATAGGGTTTCTAGAGACAATAGAAAGCTTTATGGAATCATTGTCGTGGCTAATATCTTCAAGTCTACCACTATAGATTAGTAAACTATCAAATTTTAATGTAGCTTCATTTGGAACTATATAGATTAAACATTCTCTATTAATGTAAGTTCTAGTTCCTCCAAATAATTCTTTGCTGAAAGGACTTCCTTGATAATTAAAGTTGGGTACAGAAATAGAAACATTTCCAGTTTTTGATGTAGATTTTTCTAGATTAATTGATTCTCTTATACTAGGCTCAGAACTTATTACACCATCACTATATTCACCTTCAAATTTTGTATCTGCAAAAGATACGCATTTGAAATTATCGTGATAAACTATTTCTCCTGAATTCATTGAAGATGAAGGAGTTTTATTTATACCCCTAACAACTGTAAGTGTATTAGAACTAACTGAACTAACTTTCATTCTCTCAGTACGAATAAAAATAAAATCACCACTAGCAAATTTGCTTCCATCTGTCACATCTATTTCTGTCTCGGTAGTGTTTACAACCTCAGCAGTTGTTTCCCCTGAATCTGTAATTCCTTTATCGTAACCTAAAAGAACCACCCAATTTTCTATTATATTAGGTCTTTTAAATGATTCTGGCAGACTTAAACTCATGCTAAGTTTATTCCTCTTTGTATTTCAGGAATAAGTGTATCTCTTACAAATTCTTCTGTACCTAATACATTTCCTTGAATATTAACTGTTGTTCCCATATTTGATGCTAAATTTTGTTGTTGTGCTTGGTTTAAAATAACTTCGCCAGGCGTTAACATGGCTGGGACTGTATCACCTTGACCTCTATCTGTGCCAGGCACTATTCCACCATCTTGAAACTGTATTCTTTGAATTGCACTCCCCATCAATGAACCAAAAGCCGCCCCACCAGCTAAGGCTAATGGAGCAGATAAAATTGGAGGTAGTGGTGTACTAGCCATAAAATCCCTAATGTATGTTGCAACTGATTTCATTATCTCAGCAGTCACCACTTCTGTGGCAACTTTTTTAGCCGCTTGACCTGAGGCAAATAAAGCATCAGATGTACTTGTAATAGCCGCACCAGCTTGAACACTTGATGCAGTTGCGACATCTATATTTTTCTTAAAGTCTTTAAATGCAGAAGATGATTCAGTTGTTTCTACTTTTACTAAACCTAATTTTTTAGCTAGTTCAGGATATTGAACAATTAATCTACTTAAATTTCTAGCTTCTTCTTCTTGTTGTTCTAATTGTTGAAATTTAGAAGATACTAAAGCTTCATAACTTAAATTTAAATCAGGCAAAAGCTCAGACTCTGACTTTTTTATTTCTAAATTAGTATTAGCTAATTCAATACTATTTAGGTCTATTTCATTATTTTCTTTTTTTGTCTCAACAACTTCTTTTTCTGTTACATTTATAGAACTTATTAGCTCATTTAATTTTTCTCTTTTAGATATTAATTCACCTACTTGAGTTAATTCTTTTGATTCTTCTAAGGATAAATCAATTAAACTTTGTTTAAATCCAGCAGTTTTATCTTGACCCATAGCTATAGCTTTAGCTTGAGCCTTATATTGAAAAGTCAAATCTTCAGAAACTTTTTTTACTTTTTCTCCTACTTCAGCTATTGTTGTATTTTCCTGACCTAAAGACCTTAATTTATTATTAACCTCAATTAATTCAGATGTTAGTTTTAATTTTTGTATATCTGCAATTAAACTTACTTCAGCATTGACAGATTTTAAATTATCAATTATGTCATCAAAGTCAGGAGGTGACAATCTTTGGAAAAAAGTTCCTACTGCTTCAGAAGCGAATTTAATAGCTTTAGCAACACTTGTTACAACTGGTGATAGTAGACCTCCTAAAGCTTCAGCCGCATCACCTACTGCATTAGTCATCTGTTCTAGTCCACCAGCCATAGTTTCTGCTGATGCTCGTGCAAGTCCACCAAATTGAGTTTCTAACTCTCCTAAAATAACTTTTTGAGCAGATGCAACATCACCCATCTCAGTAAATTTTTTAATTTGTTCTTTTTGTGTTTCTGTTAATTGAACACCTACCCTAGATAATGCACCAATTCCAGCAATAGGGTCATTTAAAGCTTTACCTAACTGAACAGTAGAACTTTGTAGGTCTGTTCCCATAGCAGTAGACATATTAAGTATTGTCTCAGTTGCTTGAGGAAATACATCTTGACCTACTTTAGTAAATGTAAGTAATAGACTTTGAGCTTCTAAAATAGCTTCATCTCCAAAAGTAGTAACATCCTGAAGACTTTTAGCCATATTTTTTAATTCATTTGCAGTCAATCCAGCTACACCAGCCGTAGATTTTAAAACTGCATTTAATTGAGCTTCTGCTTTTTCTTGTTGTCCAGCTAGTCTTATAACAGAACTAAAACCTGAAATAATACCTTGAGCGGCAAAAAATGCACCTCCAACCTTTAAAGCAGAACTCCCTAGTTTACTTAAAGACCCATCAACACCTTTTATTTTTCTTTCAGCGTCCTTTGCATTTAGGACACCCATTCTTATAAATAAATCTTTAACTGCCATTCTTTCCTCTTTCGTGCTTTGAAATATTATCTATTTCATTTTCAATTATTGCAAAACAATCCAACATCCAAACATCTGCACTATCTAAGTCTTTTGAAATTGGGATATTATATTTTTTTACAGAAAAGTAATCAGAAACTATATCCCAACACCAGTCAGGTATTAACTTACTAGGGTCACAAAAGAAAGGAAGTTGATAGTATAGACTTTCCCCTATTTTGTAATCTCTATTGTTACTTTCTTGTATTATAATATCTACCTCATTAAGTATATCTTCTTCAGTCTTAAAAGAAATCTTCTTCAAAGATACTGGCGACCGAGTGTCATAGGGGAGGTCATATTCAACTTTTGGCAATCCATAATTAGAAAACCAAACAGTCATCCTCAATCGCCAGTAAGGTTTCCCAAATCTAGACCCATGTAACTACTTATAATAGAAGTTAAGACCTCATCCTCTTCTAATGCAGTTAATTTACCTAGTTGTTCTTCAACTTTCTTTTCATCTCCAAAGGCAAACAAAGCAAATTCATCACCTAAATCATGTAATTGTTCTAAGTCTCCACTAGCGAAAACCTTTTTAACCATTTTATACATTTCTCGTCTTTGCTTTCTTGTCATCTTCTTACAGTCGTATTCACCATGTTTTGTTGTTATTGTCATTTTGACCTCCCCTTATTTTTTACCAACTTGTGATAGCTTCGTTCTTAAATACTTCTAACTTAAATGCTTCATCATTACCATTCTTAACACATTCAAACTCAAGTGTGTGAAAAACACCATTCTCACTTAAATCCTGAGCTGGGTCACCAGTATACTGAATCTCAGCAGTAATTTCCATCTCACCTTCTGCGTCATTACCAGCTCCACAAATTAGATTTAATGTCATTGTGTCACCATCAAGAAAGTCTTGAATTACATTTGTACCAGCACTATAATCAAATAAGTCATCATATTTAATTGTCATGCTACCAGTAATAGTATACTCAGGAAGTGCATATAATTCAGCATTTCCATTTGTATCAAAACCTACTCTGTTTACACCATTAGCAATATTGAAAGTAAATGCCTTCATGATGAAAACTTGATTGGCGTTCCCTTCTACATCTAGTGTCCTAGTATCAAAATCTAAAACATTAAAATAAGTAGATTCAGGAGCAACCCAAGTTCCGTCAAATGTTTGCTCTAATACTGTAGATGTTGAAACTGGATTTGAAAATCCTGAAAAATAATTTCCACTTATAGAGACCATCCCGTTATTTGCCGCTACATCACCTGAAATTGTTAGGTCTGAACAAACTACACCACAAACCTTAATCCCTTCACCAGCGTTAGGATAATAAGCAAGATTAACACTATGAGGCAAACCACCTGAAATAGTACCTCCTATAGATGTTGAATTACTTGAACCATCAATCTCCATTTCATGTAATATTGAACCACTTTGACTATTTTCCTGACCCACTAGCAAAGCGTGTTGAGCTAAGTTTCTAGGTGTTGCCAACATCTCAAAAGGCATGGTGACAGTCCCACCTCTTGTATTTGTTACAGTATCAGCGGCATTTTTTACAGTACCTCTACCACTTAATAACCTAGATTCTCTCATTATGTTAAAAGTAGGCTTTTGGACTTGCACTACTCCTTGTGTTAAATACGCAATTGAATCTGCGCCATCGCTATCTAAACCAACCCCAAAAGATGTTTCTGCTTTTAAGCCATACTTAACACTACTTACAGGGAGGACTCTTGTATCAGCCATTATTTGACTCCTTTTTTACTTTTTTTGTTTTGTGCTTTCTCTATAACTCCCATGTTAAGAAGTTCATTAGCTACTTCCTCAGTCACATCTACAGACTCACCTGACCTGAGTTTATCAAGTGAACCCTTATCACATAGAACACCATTAGGGTTTATTCTGTGAATTTTATTAATCTTTGCTTTTATTTTCATGTTATAACCTCAATATTTTGACAGTTAAAAGTTGCAATTCCTCTTTGTAATGAAGAATCTTCCTCATCTCTTTCATATTCTATACTAGATAAATTAGCATCAAACCATTCTGCACCATTAGAATAAGATGAATTATTATGAATTAATCTCTTCAACCTTTCCATGATTTGACTTACTTGGTTTAAATTATTTTTAGTGTACTGACCACCTGACTTTAATTGATAACTGATTGAAACTTCATATTCTCTATGAGAACCAGTAGACATTTTAACTACCAAAGAATCTGACTGAGGTGTAAATAAAAAGGACTGATTCCCTTTATGTTCATCATAGTAAACTGGTATAGTAAACTCTCCATTTACTAGATTAGCAAGATTTTCCATAATCTCATCATAAATTATATTTGTATAATCTGTTGGCATTAATACCTCGAAGTTCTTATGCTTTTAATAGGTGTGAAAGATTGGTCTAGTTCACCACTTACTTCTAATTCCCACTCATCATTGGTTGTGTACAAGCCTGGCGAAAATCTAACATACATATCATGACCAACTAACTGCCAATAACAGTCTATAATTTCATCAGTTGCCATAGGTTCTAATTTCAATCCATTCTCATTTCCTATTAAGGAATCAAACTTAACAGTAGTGTTAGAACTTCCAGCAGTTATAGTTCCACCATTACTAATTTTAATCTTTATAATATCCCAAGGATAAGAAGACCTTCCTCTTACATCAACTATTGAACCAGTTGTGTTTGCATTTACTGAGACTGTTCTAAGGATACCTTTATGCTTCGACTCACTTTCACTTGAATAAAGTGTCATCTCACCTTTTCTGAGCATATCAATGAAACCAGTTCCCTCATCATTCATAGCCTGTGATTTAATTATGTCTGCTTTTTCTACATCATAAGGTCTTACAAGTGATTCAACCGCCATTATAGCAGTGCTTCTTACAATTATTTCAGGGTAATCATTACCAACTGCATCTTGAGTTCCTACACCTTTATTTGGATATATAGGAAAAGGTAATATTGACATTATAAATGAACTTGCTCTTTTTACTGCTTCAGTTTTTAATTCTACCCAATCTCTACTAGATTCAAACACACTACTATTTAAAGTATTTGCACTTCCTCCCGAACTGTAATATTCTAATAAATCTGTACTAGCAGTATATCTATATTCATCATTTGAATTAGGTTCATCAGTTACAGAAGTTAATTCTTTCCCATCCCTATAAACTTGACCACTACAATCACCAACATTATATAGGTAAAATAGGTGAGAAGTTCCTGAGGCTAGCCAACTACTAGGCAAAACCCTTTTGCCATCATATTCCGACAAATTTGCTTCAATAAATAGTAAATCTGATGTGATATTACAGTAACTTTCTTGATATGTACTCATGCTTCAGCCTCAAAGGTAAAATTTGGATGTATTTCTATTATTTCTAATTCTAAATCCCTTAATGATTCAATGACATTTATCAACATTTCTTTCTCATCTATGCAAGTAGAATCTAGAATAATATTAGATATATCTATTTGAGTGGCAAACTCTTTACATCTCATAATTACATCAAATGCACTTGAGTTTTTTTCTTTTGTAGTTATTTCTGTGACCTTTTCCATTTTAGATATTCTGCCGCCTCATAAGGGTTAAATATTGTTGTTATTTTTCTATTATCATCATCTGAATATTTAGGGTCTATTATTGTAACTGGACAATTAAAAATATTCTTATCATCTAGTCCTAATCTATTTGCATACTCATCCATTCTTTTAAAAGATGCAACTTGTAGGGCATGAGAAATTAACCCTGATGCTGGGTCTTTTAAAACTTGATAGCCAGAAACATGAGTGTGCCCAGCCGTTACTATGTGGTCTCTCCAACCCATTTGAATAGCTTTACTGACACCATGAGCAGAGTTCCACATTGAGTTGCCCTTAAAAGTATGTCTTGCATTTACCCTTACAGATGATTTATTTGGAAAGTTTAAATTTAGCCTCACTCCATGATTTGCATAAGTGGTTCTAGTGTTACCTCTCATTATAAATTCTATAGGGTCACCATCACCTGACCAAACATCATGATTTCCACCTACTAAATAAAGCCATGGTAGTTTGTTTAAAAAGTATTCTGTTAGTTTCCATGACTCTTTTGCAGTTGTACTCTGTTGACTATAAAGAGCGGCTAATCTACCAACCCAATTATTCTGAACATCACCTAAATTACCAGCAAACATTCCTTCTGTATTTTTAATGACATCACATATTCCAAATAATTCACCTAAATCAGTACCATCATCATCAACATGAGGGTCTCCAAAATGACATATTCCTATTACACCATCAATATTTATATTGACATGAGTGAGGTTGTAATATTCCTGAACATTGTTTTTAATTTTAAACTTCTTTACTCTGTATTTAATAATATCATCAACAGACATTTCAGGTTCAGGTTTTGCTGAAGGAACTTCAAAGGTGTTATCATCTTTTAATTCTCTTAATGTATGTGATACAACTCCACACTCTTTACATTTATACTTTTGCTTATCTTCTTTATTTACAAAAGATTGGACACCAGCCTTACTTAAATTAGGAGACAAACATTGAGGACAACCCATAAGAAAACCATGCTCATTTTTGTAAAATTTTGTGATATTATCTTTCTGAATCATTAACAATTTCCTTAAAATGTTCTACAGTCCCAGCACCTTTTTCTGTATTATACCATTTTTTCCAATATAGAGCCTGTTCATCTATTGTTTTAGGTAGTTTTTTAGGGACTCTCCAATAGTGCAACCTACAAAAAACTATCTGTGCAGTAATATTTGTTGTCAATATTTTCTTCCAATCTAATTCTGTTGGATTTATAAAATATTTCCAATCTAAATAACAAACTTCAGCAACTTTTTTCATTAAATCATCTCTGTATTGTAAGTAATCTTTACAAACAGAAACTGCAACCCATGGCTCACATTGAAAAAACCCTCTAGCTATGTTATTGCCTCCCTTTTGCATAAGGTATTTATATTTAGATTCAACTAACCCTGTATTATACACCAACATCATAGCTTCATGTGAATAATACTTATGACCCATGTCCTCCAATGTATCCTTAATTAAAGAAAACATTTGCAATTGATATATCATCTAGACCTCCTGACTTTTGTAGCCGTTTTCCTTGAATATTTAGCTCTCTGCTTACCTTTAGCAGTAGCTTTTCTTTTCTTTCTATTCTCATAAGCTTTTTGACTAGGTGTCAATTTCTTTCTAACTGATTCAGGTAAATACCTTCCTCTTTTAGCTCTTGGTTTCTTAACATCACTTTTTGTAATATAACCCCATTTCTGTTTTGACCATTTAGATAAAGAGTTCTTACTAGACTTTTTACCTCTATACCCACCACCAGCCTTCTTATATCTCTGAACTGCTAATTGACTCTTGCGAGCAGACCATTGTCCTTTTCTTCCTCCCTTATTACCAGCCTTAACAGAAGAGACAATTCTTTTCCATAATTTAGGTTTAGTTTTAACTGCAGTAGCCACTACCTTCCTACTTTCTTTTGAGCTATTGTATGAGATTGAGTAAATGTCTTTCCTTTTTTCATAGCTCTTACCATTGATTTCAAATGCTTAGCCGTATGATGTTTAGAATGTCTTCTCATAGCTGAAACTTGTCTTTTAGTCAATCCACTTAAATCAACACCTTTTATTTTCATAGATTACCCTTTTTTCCATTTCATAGATTTAGATTTAGTCTTACTAGGACTCCATTTAACACGATTTGACCAATAAGCCGCACTGCTCTTACCCTTTGCAATTGACTTAGCATGGCGAGATTTAAATGCTCTTCTTTGACCTACTGTCTGATTAGTCCTTACATTCTGTTGACCAAATCTAATTAATTTAGTCTTCATCCTACCTGACTGTTTAAATTTAGCCAAAACAACATGACTTTTAGTCTTATGTCTAGGTGTTCTTTTGGGTTTATTATATCCCTTTAACCCAAATCTTTTTAATCTAGGGTCTTTAATATTTAGACTCCTAATTTAGTGAGCAAAACTTTTTTAATAATTTTCCAAAGTGCTTCTAATATAGCTTTTTCAGTTTTTTCACTAATTATAGGTATGTCAATAGACTTATTTAATTCTGCAATTAATTCATCTTTTGTTTCATTACCTAATAATTCATCTGCTATCATTTTTTTTAACATTATATTAACCCCATTATTGTGTTTACGATTATTGGAAATGTTACTAATGCAACACCTCCCCAAACTTGCATCTTAGCAATACTTACTTCATGTCTTCCCACAGAACCATTTAACTTAGCTAAGTGTTTCTCTATTCTGTTTAAAGTAGAATAAATATTTTTTAATTTTTCATCATGTCTTGCATAGACTGTTCTATATTCTTTGTTTTCCATTATGGTCTGCTATTCCCATTTATTCTTCCTGAGATGTATGAAATTTTATCACTCACATCATCAAACTCTTTCAGTAGACTTTGATGTGACTGCATAAGACTCTCATGTCTTCTATTTCTCTCATCAGATTGTTGTTCATTAATTCTTTGAGTTTTATCTACTAACTTTAAAATAATAGACTGTGAGTTAGAAATCACCTCACTCATCTTACTAATATTTTCTCTAATGGTTTCCAATTCTCCATCTTGTGCTTTTTGACTTTTTACAAGATTTATAAGCATATACCCCAAGAAGACTACACAAAACCCTGAAGCTCCTAATGTCATATAACTATCCAGTAATGCTTCAGCACCCATTATTTTCTTTTCCTTTTTTTACCCCACGAAAGTGGATTTATATTAAATTCTTTTTCATAAAAATTTATCTTTTCTTCTAACTCTTGCCTTTTTATCTGCTCTTCAAGAATCTGCTTATTAAGTAAGTCTCCAATCTGTAAATGTTGTTCATCAAGTTTTTTCTCAACATCTTCCAACCTATCAAGTAGTTTGTATCCTGACCAACCCAAGACTGAAGCCAAAATACAAAGTTGCCCAAGCCATTTAAGGTTAAGACTAATAACGGCATTATCATCCACAATGCCACTTCTGTAACTTCTTGCAGTCTTGACCTCACTCATTTCTTCCTTATTGTTTCCCATCTACTATGTGTAAAACACCAATTGTCAGAATTAATTCTTACTTTATCTGCATAAAAATGACTTGTAGAATCTTCATCTATAATTTCTATATATGAATACATAGTTGAATCTTCAGAAAGGTTGCCTACTGACCAACCATTTGAGCAACTACCCAACATAGATATAATTAAACTTAATATTATAACTTGCATTACTATCTTCATATACAACTTCAAAGTCTCCATTTATTTTCTTTATTATTTTGTTCATCTATCTGTCACTATATTTTCAATTAGTTTATGTTTTACAATGTCAATGCGCCCATGACCACCAATATTCTTTTTTCCTTTCTCTTCCAAATAACACTCTTCAGCAGTTTGGAATGAGTCAGTCCTTTTCACTATTTCACCATCTACCAAAACAAAGTAATCTTTAGAATTAGGATAAGTGATAGTTATTAAGGATTCATCTGCCATTAGAATTTTCTTTACCATATTTGGTTTAGTATTCTTGAAAATAGCTATATCGTGATTTTGAGCGCATTTCCTTACTAGCATTACTTTTCCTTAGCTAATGATTCTCTGAGCATATTGATAAACGCCTCTTTACCAACAGACAATTGGTCAGCAATAAACTGATTACTATTCTGCTTGTTCTGAATGTCGTTAATATGATTTACCATCATTTTTTGCTCATCAGTCATATCCTCAATGATATACTCTTTATCATCTAAGTTCAAGACTGGCTTCTTTTCTTTTTTTGCCATGTTGGACTCCTTGTTTGTTATTTACTTTCTAATTCTTTTACTTTTGCAGATAGTTCTTGTACTGCTTTTACTAATATTGGAATAAGGTTTCCATCAGCTATTGTTTGAGTGCCATCATCTGATTGTTTCCACATCTTAAAACCTTCTTTAAGGCTATCGTGCTTATCTATTACTACTTTTACTTCTTGAGCAATAAAACCATGCAATGATTCTCCATATTCTTTACCTAATACTGGCTCATCAGAATCTTTATATTGAGGCATAGACTTATCTATATCTTTTGCTTTTTTCCAATTATATGTAACTGGTCTTAAGTCATTAATAACATCTAAACCAGCAGTAGCATCTGCAATATTTTCTTTTAATCTTTCGTCTGATGAAGCCGCCCAAGATGTGTCACTACCATCTAACCCTAATGATGCTACATTACTTCCAAATCCTATTGTAACTGTTTCATTAGCTATACACGCAACATCTCTACCAATTGCAATTTGACCTTGACCAGCGGCAGTTGATAAAAGTGTTCCTGAGCCTATACATGTATTACTTGAACCGTTATTATTGTTGAACATTGCTTTATATCCAATAGCAACATTCTGTTCCTCAGCACCATCCGCACTACCCATAGACTCAGCACCAATTGATGTATTCTTAACACCAGTTAACATTCCGTCTAAGGCATCTGAACCAATTGCTACATTGTTAGTACCTGAAGTCAAGGATGTGCCAGCCCTGTATCCAATACCAGTATTTCCATCATTTAAAGCAGAATACAAAGCCTGATAACCAAAAGAAGTATTTTTCCATCCAATCAAATTTTCAGATGAAGCTTGATAACCAACAGCAGTATTATATCTACCATTTGTAAGTTTCAATAAAGCACCACTTCCAACGCCAGTCGCTCCATTTGCAGTTGCATTATTTATAGCACTCCCAGCACTCTTTCCAATTAAAGTACAATTACTTTCTGTTGTAATTGAATCTCCACTTTGATAACCTATAGCTACATTATTTGCTCCATCAGTAATTGCATTTAAACTTGAACTTCCTATTGCCGTATTACCACTATTGCTTTGCCCACTTGCACCCATTCCAGCTTGGTTGCCTATAAATGTATTATCTTGACCAGTTATATTGTAAAATCCAGCTTCTGTACCAATTCCTATATTGCGAGTTGATTCATTGTTGGAATCTGAGTTTTGAGAAAATAAAGAACTAAAGCCAATAGCTATTGACCTATCTCCTACATCTTCCGAACCTAAAGCTCGTGAACCAATTGCTACACTTCTTGTTCCTAAAGTTAAATTATCTCCAGCTTCAGAGCCTATAATTACATTTTTATCTCCAGTAGTAAGGTCATTTCCAGCATTGTCTCCGATGAGTACATTTTCATCTCCACCACTCGCTAATGCATTACCAGCTAGTTTTCCAAAAACAGTATTAGATGTACCACTATCATTATTACTTAGTGAGATTCGTGAGTTGTCATCAAGAACTAATTTAGATGTTGCACTATCTCCTGTGTTAAATGTTAGAGATTGAGATGCATGAGCGTAAACAATAGAACCTCTTTGAGTAGCTCCTTCAAAAAATCTAATTTGGTTTGTCCTGTTTGTAGTTGCTCTCATTTCAAAAATTGCTTCACCACCATCAGTAGATTCAATTTTTAAAAAAGCATTATTATTAGATTTAACAACTGAAAGAGTATCACCATTAACAGTTATATTACCAGCAAATGTAGAGTTACCTGAACTGTCAATTGTCATTCTTGGACTTGCTAAAGCATCTGCTCCAGCATTACTTTGTGTAAAGAAATCTATTCTACTAGCGTGATAAGTAGGAGTGCCTGTATCCCATGTAGCATCTGCATTAAATTCTATTTTAGCTCCAGTATATGGAGGACTACCACCTGAATCACTTGCTTGTCCTATTATAGTTCCAAATGTATCATCTGCAACAATTGATGTATCTGGCGACCATAGATTAATAGTAGCTGGATTATCGTTACCTTGTACACTTTTAATAATTACATCACCATTAAAATAATTACCAGTTATTTGGCTATCTCCAATAGTAACTGTATCTGTTCCATGACCAGTTGCTTCTGAACCAATTACTATTTCATTATTAGCGTTTGTTGCATTACTTCGTGCATAATATCCTATATAAACACCATTTCCAGTTGTAGTATTTGTAACTCCGTTCCCTGTTCCAGCAAGTGT